ATCAACGCTGCTGGTGCTACTGGTGGCACCAATCAGGCAGTCAACACGCTGACATCAGAAGGAGTGATCTTTCAATGAGATGGCCTGCTGATTTTCCAAACAAGCACGACGAGCAGGAAGGCTGGGTGAAGCCGAAAATGATCACGCCTTCCCCATCACCGACCGCAGCCGAGCGAGTCCCGCCTAAGGAGCAGCAGATTTCACCACCGCACACTTGAGCGTCGACTGTATAACTCAAGGCACGCAATCGTGTGAGAGATGAAATGAACGAGCACGCAAAGAACGCCATCGACGCCGCTTCGTTTGGCACGGCAGTCGCCACCGTAGCTGGCTGGCTTCCTTCTGTTGCCGCGATCTTCACGATCGTTTGGACTGGCATCCGCATCTACGAGACCAAGACGATCCAGCACATCGTCGGGCGGTTTCGGAAGTCTGCTGGATGATCGATGGAAGCCCTGGAGGCCGTCCTTAAGCTATGGCCGCTTGCCATAGGTTTCATCACGCTCGTGATCGTGCTGGCTAAGCTCGACCAGCGTGTCCTGGTCATCGAGGAGAAGGTCAAGGCGTTGTTCGATCTCTGGAACAAGAGGGGGTGACCATGGACCTGCTCAAGATCGTCGGTGCAGTAGCGCCGACCCTTGCGACCGCGATCGGCGGTCCGCTCGGTGGCATGGCGATGCAAGTCGTCTCCAGCGTGCTAGGGCTTCCAACCGACAGCAGCGAGAAGGATGTTGAAAAGGCGCTAAAGCAAGCAACGCCGGAGCAGCTCCTTGCGCTCAAGCAGGCGGACAACGACTTCGCGGTCCGCATGAAGGAACTCGACATCGACCTTGAGCGCATTGCCGCGTCTGACCGCGACAGCGCCAGGCGGCGAGAAACGCAGGTCCGCGACTGGATGCCGCGCGTGCTGGCGTTCGTTGTCGTGGCCGGGTTCATGGCGACGGTGTTCCTCGTCCTGCTTGGCTATGTCGACGGGATGAAAGATCCGTTGATGGCAACCACGGTTGGGACGCTCATCGGCTTCGTGTCGGCAAAGTGCGAGCAGGTCGTGGCCTACTACTTCGGCTCCAGCAGCTCGTCGCAGCAGAAGACGCAGCTCCTGGCCGGAGGGCAGAAATGAGCGAAGGCAACTGGCCGGCGGCGCTCGCAGCAGTCCTTCGACACGAGGGGCTGTGGTCGGACCACCCGGCAGATCCCGGCGGCGCAACCATGAAGGGCATCACGCTCGCCACCTTCCGCGAGGCGCGCGGCGCCGATCGCACGAAAGAGGATCTCCGCGCCATCAGCGACGCCGATGTCTCCGACATCTACCGCAAGCGCTACTGGAACGCAGTTCGCGGCGACCAGCTTCCGGCGGGCGTCGACCTGTGCGTCTTTGATCTGGCCGTGAACAGCGGACCCGGTCGCGCGGTTCGCTTGCTCCAGCAGGCGCTGGGCGTCAACGCTGATGGATCGATCGGACCCAAGACGCTCGCGGCCACCCATGATGCCGATGCTTTGACGGTGATCGGCGAGATTTGCGACTTGCGGCTGGCGTTCCTTCGATCCCTGCCAACCTGGCCGACCTTCGGCAAGGGCTGGTGGGCGCGCGTCGAGAACGTCAGGAAGGAAGCGTCCCTGCTCGCGCGTCATCCGCAGCAGGAATAGCTGTACTGGATCGCCTCCAAAACCGCACAAGCCCACATCGCGACGTAGCTCGCGACCGCGACGACGGCGGCGGTGGTGTGGAGGCTCATGGCTTGGCCTCCTTCAGGGCGGCGCGCAGGGCTTCGCAATTTTTTTCCCACTCCCACCAACCATCTTCGGCTGGGTCATCGACACCGGCGTCCTCGTTGATGAGGAACCGCGTTGCTGCGCGCACCTTCTCCAGCTTCTCCACGCGGGAGCGGAGGCGCTCGATCTCGGCGTCGCGCTTTTGTATTGCCGCCCTCATCAGCCTCACTTTCTCGTTAAATGGATCGCTCATGGCTTGGCCTCCCGGTCCAGTTCATTGATTAGCTCGTCGGCATAGCCGACAGCGTGTTGCGTCAGGTACGGCGCGCTGATGCGCTCCCAGCCATCGTGTGACAGCAGCGACGCGAGACACGCAGTCGCGATTCGCTCGCGTCGGTCGTCGCGGAGGCGGGTGATCTCCTCCGCTGCGTCGGCAATGACGCGAGCGTCCTCCTCGCTGTACATGAGGGCGGCTTGGGCGCAGTCCATTAGGGTTCGTTCGCTCATGGCTTGGCCTCCTTCACTTCGAGCACGTGGAAGAACACATGAACGCGATGGCTTGCACGTCGTTGCTGTCGAGCATCCAAGGCGCGTAAACGTGAATGCAGAAGCGCTGCGCTCCGACACCAACTGCGATGCAGACGCATATGAAGGCGACGATGCAGGGGATTATGAAGCGCCCGCTCATGGCTTGGCCTCCTTCAGCTTGGCGTGTATTGGGGTTGCGTTGAGTAACCGACCGCTGGCTGGATGGATGCGGTCGTTCAACGCTCCAACGAGTTCTTCAGGTTGGCGCGGCAATCTGTCATCCCTCTCCAGCTCCGCCACTCGGGCGCGGAGGCGCTCGATCTCCTGCGCCATGCGAACCTCGGCGGCGGTCGGGCCTGCGTTCTCACTGTCGCGCAGAACGTCGACCCCGAACTCCCTGTAGATGTTGCTCACCGCCCATCCTCCATTTCCACGACCGCCAGCCCGGCGGCCTCGATTGCGTTGACCACGCGGACCAAGAACGCCAGCCGATGCTGATCGACCGGGCAGTCCTCGTCGGGCGCGTACTGGTAGAGAGCGCGGAACGCGCGGCGGGCGGTTTCGGTGGGGGTCATGCTGCCGACCTCCACGCATGCTCGGTCCATTGCTCGGCCATCGCCGCAGCGATGCCGGGATAGAAGCGCGAGCGTTCCTTCCAGCGCGTCGGGCTCGGCGGCATCCGGTGGACGCGCTGCTCGCGGCCCTCGACGACGTTGGTCGGCTTCAGCGGCGGCAGGCCACGCAGCCACAAGCAGGTGCGCTTCGTTTCGCCGTGGCCGAACTGCCACGGCTGGATGCTCTGCGCCGGCTCGGCGTAGTTCTCGATCAACCGCTTGGCGTGTCCGTGCATCACCGGGTTCTCGACCGCAACGCGCGGGATCGGCGCGTTCCAGAACGCGCTGAACAGCGCCGCACCCTCGCGCAGTTCGCGCTCCATCTGCCCGGCGGTCTTGCCGGGCGGCGGCGTGTGCAACCACCTGACGCCGCTGTTGCACAGGCGGGTGCATGGCGGATGCGCCACCATCAGCAGATCCCAGCCGTCATGCAGCAGGTCGCGCGCGTCGCCACGGATGTGGCGGTTGCTGCCGTCCTCGCTCGGCAGCAAGTCGCACGACCAGGCGTCGCAACCGCGCGCAAGGAACGCGCGGCGCACGACGCCCGAATATTCACAGGCCACAAGGACGCGCAGCGGGGTCACCGCAACCCCGCCAGCGCAATCACCACCGCGCCCGTCACGACGCCAAGCAAGGCGAAGGCGAACCAGTAGACCGCCGTTCCCTGCCACCGCCGGTCCTCCTCCATCCAAGCCAGCGCATCCCTGCTGGCCTGGACGCGGCGCTCCTGTTCCTCGGTCATCCCGCCACCTCGGCCACGCGGCGGCGGCTCTCCTCCATGATGCGCTCATGCGCGTCGGGCGACGCGGCGCTGATGTCGTCGAGGTTGCCGCGCTGGGCGAGCATCACGCGATCGATGTCCTTGACGCTCGCCGCCTTGCGGATCGCCGCGACGATGGCGCGGGCGCGCTCGGCCAGTTCGGGCGTGAGGGTTGCGCCGGTCGGGGAGGCTGGTGAGGCCTCTGCGGAGGGGGAAGGCTCCGCATCCGACGCGGCCGGCGCGATGTTGTCGGCCTCTTGTTCTGTGGCATCGAGGAGGGCGTCCATCGCGGCGCTGACGGCGGCGAGGGGGGTGGAGGGCGGGGTGATGTCGATGGCGCCGGACGGGCCGCGCGCCTGGACGACGTCGATCTCCTCCGCGACCGGCAGGCCCATCATCACCTCGGGCGCGAAGAGGCGGATAAGCATCGTGGCGCTGCGGTAGCGCAGCATCTGGTCGGGCATCGTCCGGTACTTTGGGTTCTTCGTCCAGCCTTCGGCCTCGGCCATCGCCATCGACGCGGTGGCCTCGACCGGCTCGCCGCTATCGGCTAGCGTAGCGAAGGCGGTGACGCGCAGGTTCTTGCCCTCGCCCTCGACGCGCCAGTTGATGCGACGCGCGAACACGCCCGAGCGGTTGGCCTTGGCGATCATGTACGTGGCCGACCAGCCCGCGCGCCCGGAGACGAAGTAGATGTTCTGCAGCACGACCAGCGGCTCCTCGCGCGTGCGCTTGGCGATCGCGTAGGCGATGAGGCAGTCGGCCATCTTGCCGCGCAGGTGCGGCGGGACGAGTTCGCTAGCGGCGAACATCTTCGCGACGCGCTGCGAATGCTCGAAGTGCGCGGGCGCGAGCGGATCGAAGTCCGACACGGCGGCGGGCAGGTTCACGACGTTGGTGGCGATCTCGTTGGTCATTGCGCGTATCCCTTCTGAATGCTGGTTGCGATCTCGTTGGCGGCCCATTGCGGCAGGCCGATTTCCACTACACCCGTGGTGTAACCCGGCCAGCTATCGTCCGCAACGCTTTTCGCGAAGCGGCGCAGGATCTGGCGCAGCTGCTGGTCGGCGGCGCTCGCGGCGTCGGCGGACAGGGCGGCGACGTAGCCGAGGTGGGGCTCGTCGTTGCCCACCACCGCGAAGCAATGCGTCGGGCGCTGGATGCCGAGGATGCCGGCGACCAGCCGGAACATCGCGTCACCGAGGTCGTAGCGGAGATTGGCGGCGGTCTTGCGCCAGGAGTTCGGCGCGGGGCTCGCGGTGGTCTTCAGGTTCACCGCCAGCCCGGCGCGCGAGATGTAGAGGTCGGGCCGGCACAGCAGCGTGAGCCCGGTCTCCTCGTCCTTCGCGACCATCGTGACCTCGGCGCGACCGCCGGCCTCGAGGAGGCGCCGGGCGTCGGCGTTCCGCATGAGGCCATCGCGCATCCCGACGATCCGCATGTGGTCGCTGAAGGAGACGATCTGTCGATCGCCCTGCGCCTCGCGCCACGCCTTGCCCTCGCGGGTCGAGAGATTGAGCCCCTCGGGCTTGACCGAGAAGCGCTGATGGAAGGCCTCGGCGCCCTCCAGAATGTAGCAGTGCGCGGCGGTGCCGAGCGCCATCGACGCGCTCGGCTCGCGGTGGATGCGGGCCGGATTGCCGCGCCAGAAGGCGAAAGCGTGCGCCGGGCATTCGGTCTCGTATGCGACGAGGTCGCTGCCGCTGACCGCCGGGGCCGCGAAGGCCTCGGCGGACAGGTACGCCTCGAAAGAGACGTCTTGATGGATGCCGTCGTTGATCACTTTTCGATCTCCATCTTCATCTGCCTATGGACCCAACCGCGCAGGGCGGCGAGGCGGCTTGCCTTCTTGCCGCGCGGGGCGTGGGCCGCGCGCTTGATCATGCTGCGGTAGACGCGCAGCAGCTTGCGCTTCTCGGTGGTCATCGGCGGCCCTCCAGCTTGGCAAGCTCGCGCTCCAGCTCCGCGATCCGCTGATGCGCAAGCAGGTAGTCGAGCGTCTCGGGGTTGAGGTCGCGGGCCAGCTCGACCCGCAGGGCGATGCGAGCGCGCAAGACGCCGGGCGTCTGCGGGATCGCGGGGGCGGCGGGAAGGCGCTTCATGCCAGCACCATGATAGCGGCCAGGACGAGGCCCATGAGGGCCTGCAACCAGAGGGGGCTCATCGGTCACCTCGCAGCCAATCGGGGTAGTCGCCATCGAAGGGCTCGGCGGGCGTCGCGTCGTCGCGGATGAAGCGCGCCGTGGGGTCGGTGAGCCGCTCGACGAGGATCTCGGCGTCGTAGAGGACGCCGCGCAACTCACTCTCGGAGATGGCGCGGCAGTTGTAGTGCTGCGCGTTGATCTCCTCGACCTCCCCCGCGACCGCGCGCAGGATCGCCTCGATCTTGTCGTAGGCGGCGTGGCGCATCTTGCTGAGGCGCTCGACGCTGCGCTGCGCGTTGTCGATGTCCATGATCGCAGCCATGATCAGCCCTCCATCTCGGCGTGGATCGCGCTTTCGGCGTGGCAGGCCATCTCGACGACCATGTCCACCGCCTGGTTGGTCAAGTCCACGAACTGATCGCTAATCGCCTTGTCGGTCGCGGTGTTGCCGGCGCCGACGTTGTCGAGCTGTCGGTTGCAGATGTCGCGCAACCGGGTGATCGCGGCGATGATTTCGCGCTCGGCGCGGATCTTCGCGCACTCGATCGCGCGCAGCGCGTCGTCGGCGCTCTCGACGAAGTCGGCGCTGCGGATGAAGGTCTCGCCGCGCTCGTCGTCGTTGCGGTAGGTCATTATCGGCATTGTCTGTCCCTCTTGGTTGCTGCCCGGCACCACCCGGGCAAGGCGAAACATACACCATCGCTTTACCCGCGCAAGCGCTTTCCGCGAAATTGTGTGCTTGACCTCTACACCTTCCGTGTAGTAGCCGTGGCAACATGACCCTGATCGATTTCCTCGCCGCCCTCGGCGGCACTCTCGCGGCGGCTCGCGCATTCGCGACCACGCCACAAGCCATCAGCAATTGGAAGCGCCGTCAGCGGCTGCCCGCCGCGCGCCAGCTCCAGGCGCTGCAGATCGCGCGCAAAAAGCGCCTGCGGTTCGACCCGGCTGCGGCGACGCAGCCCGAGGCGAGGCGATGAACAGGGTAACCGCGATCGAGCAGGTCACCAACGCGCTGCGCGCCGCCGGTGGCCGGGCAACGACCTCGGATCTCTGCGAGCGGCTTCCGCAGATGGACCGCGGCGCGATCCTTGGTTCGCTAGCGCATCTGAAGCGTAAGCGCGTGGTTGAGAGCAATTTCGTCCCGACCCGTCCGCCGGAAGCCGGCTGGACATACTGGTTCGCCTTTGCGAGGCCGGTACGCGGCTCGCGCTTTAGAGCGGCGGTTTCGGCCGGGTTCACCCGAGTGATCTGCGAGTGGATGGACGCCCAGGGCGGCGAGGCCAGCATCGAGGCGTGGCGCGAATGGGCCTCGACCATATCCAATCGTATTCGGCTCAACAGCGCGATCCACTCGCTTCGCAAGCGCGGCTTGGCCGAATGGGGAGACACCCGCGTCGCGCTGACGCCGGCAGGCCACAAGGCACTCGCGCTCGGCCGCAAGGTCGCGCCATATCCGCCTCGCGTCGAGGATTTCGACGACGCCGACGCCACGCCGACGCCATCTTCGACCGATCCCGAGCTGAGCGTCGCGCGCGCAGAGCGCCTCTGGCCGCGGCTCATGGCCGGCAAGCGGTTTGAGGACATTCCGGCGCATCTGATCCGGCCGCAGCAGCTGCTGCGATGGACGCCGCCGATCGAGGCGCGGAGCCTGACGGGCTCCAGCGGCGCCATGGTGGCCGAGAGCCGCAGCTCGATCGGAACGACGCCATGAAGCGCAAATGGCAGGGCCTCATCTTCGGTGAGCCAGTCTCGAAGGCCAATTCGCGTCGGGTGGTCCGCATCGGCGGCATAGTGCGGGTGATCAAGAGCCAGAAGGCGCTGGCCTATGTCGAGGCCGTCGCGCGCCAGGTTCCCGAGCTGCCGGAGGATCAGCAGCTCAAGGCGCCGATCCGCATGACCGCTCACATCCACTACGCCAGCAACAGGCCGGACCTCGATCCGAGCCTGCTGTTGGATGCGTTGCAGGGCCGCATCTACCGCAACGACCGCGCGGTGCGCGAAATGCACCTGTACCACCACCTCGACCGCGAGAACCCTCGGGCCGAGCTTCTTCTGGAGGAGATTACCGATGAGTAAGAAAAGCAACGAGAGTGAATTCCTAACCCCAGTTCAAGCTGCGCGTGAATTGATGATGACACCCGGCGGTGTGCGGACGGCGATCCGGCGCGGCGCGCTGCCTGCGTTGCGCGTTCTGGGAAGGCTGAAGCTGCGCGCGGAAGATGTGCGCGCGGCGAAAAAGGGTAGTCCCACAGCAGCGGAGGTTCGTCATGCAAAACGATGACCTGACCCGCTACGCCGAGCGCCTCACGCGCCTGCTCGACGCCGCCGACGAGGTGCGCGCTGACCTCAAGGAGTTGAAGGTCGA